GCCTGCGCCACCAATCTTTCTCCAGCTGCGGTTAGCGTAGATTTTTTATACTGTCCCATGGTTCCTCCTTAAATTGTCTGTATCTTTGCTGTACATAAAAATGAGGATGCATAAATATCTCCTGCCATGTAATTAGTGACCTGCTGATTGGAAATAATTTTTATATGGGCCGGCAGGATGTCCCAAATCAAATCATATAGTAAGTCAATGGCTCCATATCTGTCAGATGTAACAGAAATAGTTATTGTACATGTACTCGGATTGACTGATAGTGTATATCCAGAATCACTATATAACTCAGCCAATCGGCTTTTTAAAAAACCGATTGTGAATGGTACAATTGTGTTATACTTTTGCATGACTCTGGCCCTACGGTAATCCAAGGTTTCTCCATAATGATACACAATTCCGAAGCGTTTCTCAAAAACAGAAATTGTATCTTCATCTGCTGTCTGAATGTGAAGATTATTCCATACCAATCGTAGATCATTTTCAAGCTTTTCAAGCTCGATTGATTCTGTATCCATAAGCTCATGAAAGTCTAATACACTCTTAAACCATTCAGGTAATAAATTTTTTAAATCAACTTCCATTGATCGTCACCGTTCCCATCACCGGAACCTGCTGAAGGTCCTTGGTTTCGATACAGGACACATCCTGCTCTGCTCCGTTTATTAAAACATCAGTTACATTAACAATTTCACTAATTGTAAGAATCTCATATATAATACGGGAAACATATACTGTTACTAAATATTGGATTTTCTGTCCCTTGATTGCTTTACCCCACTCGGACCGAACAGAGCTCAAATATCCATCAATCTTGCTTTCTATTTGGTTCTTGTATGTGGCGACACCATCCACAATATTGGATGCAAATGTCACCCTAAGAGATACGTTTAATGTTAATGCCTGGCCTGTACAGATTGTTGCTACAGCCCCTATGGGGGCCATCCCATATCCATTTGCTGACGGTTCCATTTCACCCTCTTCTGAGGGACAGATAATATCCTGCACTTTTTTGACCAGCTCTGTTGTTGCTGGCTCCAGATTTTCATTTAATATACTACATAGCACTGTTCCCCCGCCTTTCCAGGCCGGATAAACCTGGACTGCACCCACACCTTCAATTTCAAGAACAGCATTCCGATAGGCTGCGATATTACCTCCAAATGCTGCCACTTCAAACGTTGCAAAATATCTATCGCGCAGAAAATCATCCTTCTCTTCTTCGGTCCCGTATACAATAACATCTGTCAGACTGGCACTGGTAAGCCCAATTACATAATCCACAGCAATGAGCTGGCCAGAATAGCTGTTTCCAATCTCTCCCGCCAACTCACAACGCATACAATATGAATATCCCTCTTCTACGGCCCCAATGTATTCCTCGGCAATATATGTAATATATTCATTTCCGGCCAGAGCAGAAAAGCGGGAACCAATTGGAATCATTATATTAAAAATCCCCTTTTTTACAGCATGGATAGCCCCTTTCCGCTGTATTCCGCGTTCTGCCACAATCATATCTAAATCATTTCCACCTGCTGTCTCCGCACGCGCGTTTTTTTGTACTCTATCCAAATCCAGATACATACCTTCCATGTACCAGCTGGCAGGGCTTAATGCGGTTAAAATCAGTGAGCCTTCTCTTTTATCAATCTTATCCGATACCCTTGCTTTCTGATCCTCCAGAATTGCTGCATAAGTTTTCTTGCTAAAGTCAATCAAATTTCCACCTCCTTCCTTGTTGTCCCAAATACAGTTTTCACGTCAAACGCGCACTTAATAATTGTGCCGTTTTTATCTTCATCGAAAGTAAAATTATCAGTGGAAATAATCCTTTTATCCATTGAAAAAGCCTCATGAATACGCCGTTTAGTCATGCTAATCACGTATTCGCGAGGTTTCCCAATAAGCTTATATAACTCGTTTCCAAAATTAGACGTGAATATTTGATACCGATAGCGTTCCACACTCAGTATGATATCAATGGCCTGCTCCATGGCCTCCATGCCTCCACCGATTTTTTCAATCCTACCAGTGCTTTTATTAACCAAAAATGTTTCTGATGGATATTCTGTATTTTGAGCTTCATAAATGTTGAAATTAGCGGAATCTGGTAATGCTCCCATAAATATCACCTACACTTTCGATATTACAACATAGTTCTGCCCGGCATTGGCCTTTAAAAAAATCACTTTATCACCAACAGATAATCCTGGATTGATAACTACCCTCTGCCCTTGTACGTTGACTGACCGGTACCGGACATTATCACTCATTACGGCTACCGGTTCAGTCACTTTAAGATTTGTCTTTTTTATGGATAGAGACAGTGGGGATATACTCTCGACTGTGGCATACCCCAAATCCAGCAAATCCATAGCCTCCACTGTGGTTTCGACTACCCTCCTAAGCGAATCTATAATTTCCGACATATCAAACCTCCCTGCTATATAGTCAATATTTTGGCATCGACATCCATGGTATGATCATCGTTACTGAATTTATGTTTGACCTTATCCAGGAGCAAAAAATACCCGTTTTTAAGTTCTGGGACATCGGCTATTTTGAACATAGTCATAGCTCCAGCCTTAAGACCAATAACCCCAGGCGCACCACTAACTGATATACTTTTAAGCGCGCGGTCATAATAAGCCATCATGATATTTCCCTGCTGATTTATCTGGGCTTCATTAAGGTTTTCATCGACCTTCTCATACAGTTCCAGGATACCCCACTTTTTTATATTATCGGAATCCTGGAAAATGTAAGTATCGGCCTGTCCTGTATCTTTATTAGGGCGTACCAGCTTCACCCGGTTATATGTATCCGAATCAATATCCGACTTGAAGGTATAATCAGTCACTATGCTACGGTTTCCAATCATCACATTGGACATTAAGTTTTTTGCTTCTCTCAGGCATAGCTTCCCAAAATCATCATAAAATACGAACGTCTTACCTGTATTGTTTTGGGTAATCATAAGACTATAGTCAATGATGTCGATACGCTCTTTATCCTCTTTTGTATAAACCGGAATCGTATAGCCTGTATCCTCCAATACTCCAACCTGGAGCTGTATATCCATAGCAATCTGCCGGATGATATCCCCCGATTTTTTTCCGGCAAAACTGTAACTTGCTTTAGATTTAAGATACCGGATCTGGTCGTAGGCCGTAACTGACATTTCCCCATTGCGGGATTGTTTTAATGCAAATACATAACCAAGAAAAATCCCCTTCCCATCCACGTAAAACTCCACCTTTGCCCCTTCCTCCATATTAATAGGCCGGTCTTGGATATAGGAAAATTCAAGCTTTCCAGCGCTCCCTATACGATTCGTAGTATAAGATACTTCCTGGACAATAGGTGCGTAATCATAAAGTGTATTGGAAGTTGGATTAAATACCAAAAACTTATATATCATCCTATCACCTGCAGCTGGTCTGCCTTAATCCATCCGCGGCTCCCGCCTATTAGAATTGGGTACGGACGGGAGGCGTCCGGAATAATCCTCGATACTGTGGTCTGCAAGTTGTTCGCCGTCCCGGTTGGCTTATCTCCATAGCTACTGCTGAAATAAGTCCCATTCGCAATAACAGCGGCCCCCACTCTCATTTCAGGGGTTGTAACTGGTCGTTCTGGCTCCTGGGGATTCACAGTGGCCGGCTCCTGCACCTCTGGCCGGGGTAAGGCAATTTTGATTGGGCCATAATCCCGATACTCTTTAAATGCGATTTTGTAATATACGTCTCCAGCTTCCCCGCCCTTTTCCGTGGCCTTGAAGTCTGATATTAACGCGCTGATATTCGTATCAAACATTTTCCCACCGGAAGCATCCCAGCGGCTTATCACTAAATCACATATCTCCTTATTGTCGCGGGATTCTGTTATCAGCTCCACATATTCGGCGGGGTCCATCCAATCATGCCCCATTATTAGTGGGTCGTTTGTGTCACCAGGAAAGTACGATTCCCAGGATACCTCCATAAGTGATGGCATCCTGGGAACAATGATTTCGCCAATATCCAATACATTGTATGTCTTATGGTCGGTTGGATAAGAGATAGTATATTCTTTTGGGTTGACCGGGAATTCAATGGTATCTCCCCCAATATCTGCATAAAATTTATACCTGTTTCTCATGCTTCCTCCTGTTGCGATATCGCAATGGATTAACCCAGTGCCAGATTTCCGTGAGAGGCATTCTGCTGGTCCAGTTCATTTTTAAGGGCCTGCATCATTGCATCTATATCGGATCCGCCTCCACCAGTTACCGTCTGATGGATGGTAGCGTTTGTCTGTGGTACCGTAAGATTTACAAGCGCCACATATTGACGCTCAGATAGGTCACGAAGCAGCTTTATGCTCTCGTCTGCTATATTCACATCTTGGTCAATTTTTCCAACACTTCCAACTTTTCCGACATTTCCTATGTCTCCAAGTCCTCCTGCGCCTCCTAAACCGCCCATTTTGTTTGTAATATCCTCCAAATTAAAATTCATGTTATCCATCTTCTTACCCAGGTCCGCACCAATATCAGCACCACCTTTTATGGTTGCACCTACATCCAGCGCTGCCATCCTCTTAATCTGGATCGAATTTTCTCCGAAGGTATCATCTACCCAATCACTCAATTGATTTCTAAACCCAGCGACTGCGCCAGAATAGTCTGTATGTAACAATGCGTCAATCGCACTGGCCACGGTTTCGACTGTAGAAAGCACATTGTCGAATAGGTCAAACATCAAATGAGCAATAGCTGCCGCAGGGTCATTAAAGACATTAGCAAAAAATTCGGCAAATGTAGCAAATAGATTCCACCAATATGCAACAACTGTATAAACATATGAATAGAGTCCACCCATCACACCACCTGCAACTGCTCCCATTTGTTCCCAGGACACACCTGCCTGTCGGAGTATGAAGATAGTGGCCCCAACTGCTGCCCCCACTGCCACAATTGGCCAATGAGCAATTGCCCATGCCGCCGCTGCTGCCAGTCCTGATGCAGCAGCTTGTGCCCCCATGAATAAGAAAGCAGCCCCAACTCCTATCAGTATTGGATATACATAATCCCAATTCTCGGCTACGAATTCAGCTCCATTTGCCAACCCGTCAACCGCCATGGACGCAACATCTGCCAGGATTTCAAAACTCCCAATCACACCATTTATAACTGACTCTGCGCTTTCGTCTTGTAGGATGTCGTTGATTTTATCCAACACTTCATCCATCGAATTAACGGCCGCATTTTTCATAAGTGTCCATGCTTGTCCCCATGTCATTGGCATATCGTCAAACTGCTCATTGATGGTTTCAGTAGCCCCAAGCATAGCATTTTTGACAACATCTGCGGTTATCTGACCATCGGAAGCCATCTCTCTAATTTTTCCGATAGGAACATCTAAATAATCCGCAATCGTCTGAATAACATTAGGTGCCGCCTCAAATACGGCGTTCAACTCCTCGCCACGGAGGACACCGGAACCCAGCGCCTGGGTAAGTTGTAGGGAAGCAGATGCAATCTCTTGTTGACTGGCTCCTGCAATGACGAACTGCTTGTTTAAGTTCTCTGCAAATTGTACAACCTCTCCGCTGCTGTCAAACGCATCCCCCGCTCTCTGTCCCAGCTTTGCCACTACATCCGCCGTAGCCATGTAATCTGTCCTGGCACGTTGGGCTGATTGGTAAATCATCTGCTGGAGCTGGTCTGTATCCTGCAATCCGTCGTTCATTAGATTCAACCTGGCCGATGTCTGGGTTATTTCATCGGATAGACCTAATATTTCTTTACCCATAGTAAAACCGGCAGCAACCGCGACCACACGCTTAACTGTAGACAGCAGCTGGCCGGCTGACTGATTTGCCTGTTGGATTTTTTGGTTATGTTCCTGCTGCTCCTGGGCGGCTCTGGAGGTATTGGACACAATTTGTTTCAAGGTATCATTCAATTCATTCATTCCCTGTACCGATACATACCTTGATGCATCCCCTATTTCATGGATGGATGTATTAATATCTGCCATTTGACTAATCATGCTATTCCCCAAGGTAAGGAACCTGGAAAAGGATGCACTGAATTGGTCCGATAAAATTAGTTCTTCTCGTATCTCTCCCATAGTTCCCTCCTTAAGTCGGGCGATTGCCTATCTCTTTTAAAGCCATAGAAAATAAAAGCAGCTTTTCATCTTCTGTCAGCTCTGCTATTTCATGTGGGAAACGTCCATGGTTCACGAACATGTAATACGACAGCTGTGTATCCATGTCGTTTCCCTCTAAGAGTTTTTTGCCTCCTCAAGCTTCTCCTTTTTCGTCTTAAGTCCATTAATACTCATGATTTCGGCTGACAACTTCTGATACTCACCAATGCTTAACATTTTTCCGAGCACTTCCAGCGGGTCAATAACTCCATAGTACTTGCACAGCTCAGAGTCATTTAAGTCTGGTTCTTTTACACATTCCAGCATGAGCCTCTTGGTGTAAAGTCCATTATCCAGCACAGGCATAGGAATACCATCCACCATTTTTTGATTTTGTGAATTCTCAGAAAGTTCCGCATTTTTTTCCTGGCTAATCGCCTGGATAACAAATGGCTGAATCGTCCCATCTTCATCAACAAAACGGTCAGATACCACAACCTCTTTTGTCTTTCCTGATACAGAAGGCTGCAAAAATGCTTTTAATTTACTCATGATTCTATCTCCTTTACTTATTCACCACCGAGTTGCAATGGCCTCTCATTAAATGCGGTCAATACTTCTATGCCTGTATAACTAAACGATATTTCAGCGGTCAAATAGTCCGCACTATCGTCCAATAAAGCAATGGGTACTTTATTGAGTTTGACATTATACAGGGCAACCACCTGTTTACCTACCGTGGTCCCTTTATCATCGTTTGTAATCTGGAAAACAAATGATGGGAGCTTGCCGGTTTTGAGATATTCCCGTAACATATCAAGGAATATTGGGGTGCCATAATAAACGGTTGCTGAACCGGTCATTTTAACACCTTTAATTTTTTCCTGGGTTACATTGGTCCCCACCACTGGAAAATCGGCCTTTTGAAATTCTGCTTCTGACTGGAATTTCTTAAGGCCAAACACCTCTACGTTTCGATTATTTATGATTGCGAATGCCTTCCCAGCCTTGCCGTTAAGAGCATCCTGTTCAAGTAAAAACATAATATACCCCCTTATTCGTCAACTAAGTTGATAGTGACATAAATCTTTTCAACCGCTGCTACAGGTTGAATTGCAATGGTTATTACCACCGCATTGATGGCATTTCCAGCAGATACCATTACATCATCGGCCTCGAAGTTCTGTATTCCGCCATTGTCCTGAATCTCATTGAGATACCCTACAATCCAGGCCTTAAGCAATTCCCGGCCATTCTCGTTGTTCCGGACTTTCCCTATGTAGTTCATGGCAAAGTTTTTGTATACATCGTTTGCTATTGTATCCAATGTTCGTATAACCTGGTTTAAGCTGAATTCTTCTCCCTTTTCCGGGGTATAGGAAACCAGTGTATTGATATCTGACATCACCTTTACATTCCCGAATTCCTCAAAAAAGAGTATTTGTCCAGCTGATAATGCTTCATCAATTTGTGCATTGGTAAGACGAGGCAGGACATCTATCGCATCCGGATATTGCGCATACACCAAGGACTCATTGTAAGTGGCGCCGGCCTCTGCTCCTCCTACCCACCATGTCGCCTGCTGTGCGGATATCTTTGTGCCATCGGTAAGAATGACTCCATTCTTGACAGATATAATTCCATCATAATCATTTTCCGTTTCAGCCATCACTGCCTGACATCTCTTTCCACGTTCCCTCATTCGTTTAATAAATGATACATAAGCCGTCTTTACAGAACTGTCAGCGCCATCATAAATCAGTATATTAAAATCATAGGACTCCAAAACCGTCAGAAACGATGAATAGGCCGATGCATTGACAGTTCCGTCACTTCCACCAGTCAGCGCCGCGCCTGCACTTGCAGCCAGTGTACCAGTGCCCGAAAAGGATACCCAATCATTCTCCTGCAGGTCCTCCACTTTCTTGGCCATCTGTCTATCCTTGACCGCGCCATCCACGACCGTTTGCACGGTAAAGCTTCCCTCCTGGTCCGGATCGGCAATGATAGCAACAGAAATATCATTGCCTCTTACACCGTTGTATTTTGCTTTTGCTGTCAATGGCGCAATGTTTATACTGGCTTTTTTGGCATCTACTGCACCAGGCCGGTACAACAGCACCTTAACCGGGCCTGTAGTATGGTCACTGCCTTTAAAAATCTCTCTTAAAAACAGAGACTTTGCATTTGTCTCGTCATATCCGATATATGGGACATAGCTGTCTCCTAAATTGACTATCATGAGCGTTTCCTCTGGTCCCCATGACAGCGGTTCGCATATAGCCACTACACCTCTATCACCAACGTTGACAGCCTGCTTCCTGCTTGACTTGACGTTGATATAGACACCGGGCTGTTTCTTATTCTGGCTTGTCCAGGTTCCTCCTGCCATTACTTTTTACCTTCCTTTCCATAAAACTTATCTAATACGGCCCTGGCCTCTTTAATAGAATACTCATTCTGAGTGAGCAAGGCCCTCGAAAAATCCGTCTGATACCCGGATAAAGCCTTACTTTTCAGAAGAACTTCCGTCTTATACTTTATTTCTTCGGGGGCCGTCCGTGACCTGGAACTGTTTTCTTTCATTGTCCTCGGCACGCTTTATCCCTCCTTTATAATCCATGGTTTCAATAGCAGGTGTAGAATCCGGCTGGGATACTATGGGTTTTATTACAAACTGGTAATGCAACTTACCTTCATCAATCTTCCATTCCCGTTCAAATGTCCTGATAAATGCGGTTTCTCCATCCTGTTTATACTTTATAGAATCAAAACATTCGTCCAGGCACTCTGCGACTTCGGTTAATTGGTCAAAAGCATCCGGGATATTCTTTTTTACCAGATACACCACATCAATTCCAATCTCCCTCCTGGAGCGTCGGTCCATTTCATCATACATTTCAGTTGGCATGAAAAACACAAAAAAACAAGGAAGCGTGGCGCCACCTTGTTTTGGGTTATTGTATACTTTTACATCGGGCCATCGTTCTTTAAGGACACCGGCCACTGAGTTGACCATATCATTAAGTGTAAATGTCATTTAAAGTTCTCCCTTATCCGCCTATCCAATTCTGTACGCACAACTCTCCGGAACTTGCCAACAGCAGCCTTTCTCATATACCGGCCTTTCACATATTTAGTCTTTGTTCCTACTGTTATGCCTCCTTTTTCCGGGGACACTTTTTCCAACATATTTCCATTAATAATGAGGCCAGGAACGAAATGTTCATCCATTACATGGCCTTCGTCGACATAGGATGCATATTGCACATTATTTGCCAATACCGTTCTCGCACTCCCTGACGTCATTACCGGCTTAGTAGTGCTGTCCGTGGACCAATGCTCTGCCAGCTCTCCAGTCCTTGTCCCTGTTCCGGAGATGGGAGCTCCACCATTTGGTGGTGTCAGTTCTGTGGCCTTCTCTACAGCAGCAATCGTTGCTCCCTCAGACACTTCTGCCATAATTTTGGGTACATTCTGCCCCATCATCCGAAGTTGTTGAAACCGTTTCCTGGTTGCTTGTCCAAACGACATACAAATCGGCCTCCTTTTAAATAATTTCGTCCGTAAGTAGGGCTATTTCCTGATGTTCCAATCCAGACAAGGCACCACCCACCGGGTCAAAATATGGATGCGGTCGGTCAGCAAAATATCGTTCCGGCTCATTATTCATACCCAACATACCGCCACGGGTAATATGCAATTCATCACCCGCCTTTATATCCACGGACAAATCACACGATACCTTATCCACGGAACTGGTCGTTGCTGCCGCGTTTCCCATCCTTGGGCCGCCTCTTTTTGCACTGTAAACCCGACAGGGGATTACACCTCCTATCCGTTCGCGTTTTGATTTATCCACATTTCCATCGGACTTATCCACATTCCGATAAATTTCCATGGAATCCGTATAGAATCCAATAAAAACAGGGTTGTCCTCAAATAACATACATACCTCCCATCCCAATCATACGCGCCATGGAAATAAGCTGCTGCCCGTACTGGGTCGCGTTCCAGCTCCCCCACCTGGCCATGGCTAATGTCACGGCCTCATTGTCGTACTTTATGGATGTGTCACCCATGGACGCCTCGCTGATAAGCCCTGTCTGTTGCCCTCTTCCCGCTGCCTGAACTGTTGTGACAGACCCATCTGAATAGGTTTTTAAATACAGGGTGCTAAAATGCGCCACATACAGCCCGGCCGCGTACCTCCACGATTCAAAGTAACGGCTTGGAAGGATAGATTGATTTGCGTTCCTTATAAAAATTCCAAGAATTCCTTCCGGTACCAGGGATACCCTTGAATCCGTTCCGGACCTGGAAAATTGCGGAAAATCCTCCAGGAACATTTCCGCAGTATAAGTGCCGGCCTCACCGGATGACGGTACATTGGCCGCCGCGGCTATCACTCCATTAAATTGCAACCCATCCATGCCGGTACCTCCTTATGATTTATCCTTGCTTTTTCTTTCTGGCCGCTTTTCGGGCTCTTCTGCTGCTTCGGGCTCTTCTTTCGGCCGCATATCATATTCTTCGGCTTTCTCCCTTGCAGCTGTGTCTGCCGCTTCCAGGGCACTATCCTTTGTGCTATCCGGCGTGGAAATGGATCCATCCTGAATGGCTGCCTGTACCAGCCAGTGCCTTGCGGCCCAATCAGGGATGTTACCGATAAAATTGTAGGGGATAACCAGTCTCTGGTTTCCCTCGCGAATTTCAAAACGCTTCTTGCTATTGATGAACATGCCATTTTCCTCCCTTATATTCCGTCCACATAACGCATAATGTTCTCGTAATACATCTGTACCTCAGAGATATTTGCCATGTATGCGGTGTCATAGCACACATTGGTGGTGTTCGGCTGTGTCATGACACGGCTTAATGGTGCCAATTCATCGGCCGCCACATATCGTTCCTTATTGATATATACAACCATGCGGTCATTGCCTCCTGTGCCGGCCCCCTTACACCAAGAGCATCCCCCAATATACAGGTCACTTCCATTGGTCTTTGCCACATTGTTGTCCATCAAAAACTGTAAAATCGTCTTTTCGGCTAACTCTGTCACTTTAGTTGTTGCCAGATAATTGTACTGCTCATAGGGCATAATAATATGGTTTGGAACCGCTTCACGGTCGTATTCTGCTGTTTCCCACACGGCCAAAATAGACTCATTGATGTCCCTAAGTATCTGGTCGGGTGTTTTATCCCTGAATTTTGTGGAGCTGTTCGCGCCGGTTGCTGCTGCATTTGCTGTAGTGACCGCAGGATTATTAATAAGTCCCGTGGATCCAAATCGTTTGATACCCGCATATACATTGGCATCCATATGTTTGTCATAGGCCATTCGGATACCATCACGCAAGATACTCTCCAGGCTACGTCCGGTCAGCTTCTCGCGCTGCATATCCACCCACATAATCCTCATTCCGATAGAAAAGATATGGGTTTTGAATAATCCCTTGTCAAAATTAGCCTGCACCATAGGAATACCGTTGGCCCCGCCTGCATGCACCAGACCGTCCTCGCTGCCGCCAGTCACGCCATATTCAACATTCATGGCGCTAATAAATTCAGCCCATCCGCCGCCGACACGCATCGGAATATCCCGGCCGTATGTAAAACTGGTAAGCGGTTGCCTGACTGTATTGTCCCTCTTTTCAAGCTCCGACTGCAAGAACGCGCCTCCATTGGCAATGGCCGCGGCATCCATGGACACTGCCTGGATATTCTGCGGCATTGCTGCCTTTGCAGATGGGGATGTAACCATACCACCATCAAATGTACCCATGTTCTGAAACTTCATATCCGTTTTCCTCCTTATGCTCTATTACAGGACATAATCCTGATTTCTGCTATGTTGTTTGCATCTTTTCCACCGTGCCACTCACAGTTCAAAAGCTCTACTGTTTTACCAGTATCTTCGGACGCCTCAAAACCGCCTACAACCCCCGTGGGAATTGATTCATTTTTTACGGTACGAATATATACCTTTCCGCCTAATTTGGGCGTTCCTACGTTGCACAGCACATTAATACAGCCACGTTTAAACACACTGACCGCCTCATTAGGACGGTATTCTCCCGCTGACTGAGCCAGGAACGATGTTGCACTTTTAAACTCGCGGGAAGCAACCCCCACAAAGTCAGCCGCGGTCCCGGAAGCCCCAAATGCGACGACATTCTCGTTATTGTCATAAACCAGAGGAGTTCCAAATACTACCGCATCACTTCCTCCTAGCGGATGGGTGTCTACTATCATATCTGGCTGCCTCGCATAATCACCGGCATATCCATGTGTCATGTTCTTTCCGATAACCTGTCCCTTCATTACTTCGTACCTCCATTCTGTTTGTGTGGATTCATGGCGTCATAGGCTGCCTGGCAGGCATCCAGGTTCATCTGTGGTTTCTGGTCGGCCAGCTTGGCCGCATTCTTCTGGGTAGTCTGGACAATTTTAGCAATGTCGCTTACCTTGTCCTTATCCGTCAAACAGGACACCAGGGAATCCGTGACTGTTTTTCTGGTAGCGTCATCCTTGATTCCTGCAATCACAGGGCGGAGCTGTTTCACAACCGCTGCCATGACGGCCTTGTCAACGGCACATGCTGATTTATCCAGTTCTTCTGCCGGAACCACTTTCGCCTCAGCTGTTGGTTCTAACGGTTCCGCATCTTCTCCGGTCAGTTCTTTTACCAGATTGTCCAACGGATTTTCGGCTGGTTTCTCAATGGGGTCGCCGCCCTTGCCTTCTGCAAGTCCTTTTATCATATCCATCAGCATGTCCATTTTCTGGTCAAGGCTGGTCGAATCCTGTGCACCTTCCTTTGGTGGCTGCACTGATGCGGGAGCCGCCCCTCCTCCAGAAGGTTCCTGAGGTGCCCCCTCATCCATCGCCGCTGCCGCATCTGCCGCCATCGTCTCCAGCTCCTCTGGTGATGCATCTTTGGCCGCTTGGGCGAACCATTTGAAAAATAAACTGTTCTTCTTCATCTTCCCATTCCTTTCCGGCCGTTTTGCGGCCTCTACCTTTTTTTTTGAATCTAAAATCGCAACATGTTTACCGGCCCTTCCCCGTGTCACCACGGCTATATGGTTCCCCCGGATATCATGCTGTGAATAGGTCCCGTCCTCATTTTCCGTATAGATGCACTCATATCCGCAGCTAATTTCCCGCTTGCCTCCCTGCACCGCCCGGATTAATTCGTCGTCCTGGATGTGCAGGTCCGCAATCACATGGCCCTCCCATTCGCCGGTACCCTTCCGGATGTTCTGGGCGTGTCCTCTGGCATACTGGATACAGTTATCCGGAGTAAGGAGCTCAGGTGGGTGTTCATCCGTGACCGGCTTCCCTTCAAAACTTGATAACGCCGCCTCCGAAAACACCTCATCTGGAGACCGGCAAACCGTCACCATCTTTGAGCTGCTTCCATCCGGCTTTAATTCGCATTCCAGGTATTCCATTTCACCCGTCCGGGCTATGGGTACATTGCGGCAAATCAAAAAGCCCTCAACCGTTTCCATTTGGTTGGGGCTTATCGTATAGCCATAATACGCAAGCATATATCCGATTCCTTTCCATTGCGATATCGCAACTGTTTATTTTAAAATATTACACCCCTATTAGGTGCCGCTTTTCCGGTATTGTGCCTTAATCTGTTTCCACTTTTCCTCATTTCCGTATTTTAATTCCCGGAATTTTGTGAAGTCTTGGGGAACCTCCTTTCCCAGGGCCTGCCGGTATGCCTTATGTTGCTTATAATCACGCAACAGCCGCTGCCGATTCCGCACCTTTTCCTTATAAGCCTCCACTTGCTTCTTGGTTCTTGGATCCACTGTAACCGGGTTCTTTACAAAGCTGGAAAAATCCTTGTCCCTCTGTATCTGCTTTTCTGTTTTTCCCATGGTCGTGTATTTGACCAGTGAGTGCAGACAATTGGGGTGGATGTTAAGATATGTATTGCTCAGGTCATCGCCGCCCGCAGGGTCAATCTTTCCAAACGCCCTTGCCAGTGATGGATAATCCGGATTGGTACCAGAACGGCTATATACCCTCCCCTCTAATGGGGCACACACCGGACAGGTACTCCCTATTTTAACTATCTTATATAGGTCGTACTCCGGGTCCGCCGTCAATATGGCTGCCACCTCAGCCTGCCTGGCCGTTGCCCTGGTGGCCATGTTACAATAATCTTGCAGGTTCCACTTGCGGCCGGCCTTATCAATAAAAGCCGTTACTCCATTTACCTGCAAATCATTTGCCATACCCACGGCCGCCTTACCCGGCCCATATCCGGCAGATTCCTGCTCTAAAACCGACATTAAGGCCGTCTCTCTCAGCGTCCCATTTTCTTTTCGGCCCACAAGAAAAACTGTCTCTATGCTTTTCTGGGCGGTTGTGGAAGCCTCCAGAATATCTCCCAGCAGGTTGTTTGACAGCTGACTCACAATATCATATTGTACAGCCGTAAGGCCGACAGCATTGGCATATCCATTGGCGGCCGCCTCCGAACGATAAAAAATAGTCTCTATCATGGATGGTACATAGTTCCAGCTTTCGTCCACCATTTCCTGTAATATTGCTTGTGTCCGCTTTAGAGCGGCCACCTCTGCATAGTCAACATATCCCTGCGTCCGCTTCCGACTTATTTCGGATAACAAACGTTTTTCGGTCCGAAGAAAAAGCATACGTAGGAATGCTGTGAGGTCCTTTCCCTCTGGGGGTCTGATCAACATTGGTATCACACCTCCTCAGTTTTGGATGGGTTCATGAATAGACCTGCCATGGGGTCCTGCATTGCTTTATAATCCGAATATGTCTTTCCCTTTGACAGCTTTATTGCCTCGTCAGAAATGGAATTATACATACTCGTTTCATCTGATAGCGTCTTAAGTTCTTTCAGGGATGTGGCAGCATCTATCAGGTCACTCTGAAACGCGGCCAATATTGCTTGTGTCTTTTTCTCTACAATATCCGCAATCTCACTGGAATTCGGAGTCTGGAGTGGTGGAAAGTCAATGTCCAGGTCATCGGGGACTGTCCCCCAGGCTGACAGGGCCATGATTGGCAACAGGCGCTCCAGGAGAGGGCGCAGCTGGTTTTCGCGTAGGCCATCTATATAATCATAATAGTTGTTCATATCGCTTTCGCCAGTCGCGTTCATGCCAGCCGGAGAGCGTCCAAACAATTTAGTGACCGGCGTCTTGGCCGCACCTGACACATCCATCATCACTCGGTCATAAACATCTGCCAAACCGGTGAATGTATACTGGGTGTTATGCATTACATCACCTTTATTAACCAGCCGGGTGCCAAAGTTGCTCTCTATCACGCTCTGGGTCTGTAGCGTCTGCCAAAATCGGCGCTGTGCCTCCGTATTATTCACGGCCAGCATCTGGTCCAGAGAATCTGTCTCCAGATAGTTCACGTTTGCCCGGAAGGTTAGAGAGGCGATGTTTCCCGACACATTATCGCGTTTTACCAGTTCGCTGTATATGGCTTCAATCTCTGACTCTCCCCAATATGTCTCCATGATTTTTTCGTTGTATGGGAGCTCCCGCCCGGTGAACCGCAATATCCGGCTGTGATGGACTTTAGATATCAAAGTTCCGCTTTCCTCGTCCCGGATGGTGTAGTACTCCGGGAGCTCAAAGTCCGGATCTGACGGGTCCGTCACCTGCCCCATCTCTGGATAGATTCCACTCCAACGGTCTAAAATCATCAAACCAAGGAAACACCCTGGAAGTATCAGGTCATAGTCCAACGGCTGTGTCAGGTCATCCTGCCCCCGTACCATGATGATACCAGCGGCCCCTCCGTACAAACGCCCCCAGTACATCCCTTCCAGTAACGACTTTCTAAGGTGCACCTTCCGTTCCAAACGCTGCAGGGCGTCCACATATTCCGGAGCAACATTACATTTTAGCGTATACCACTTCCGTACCATGTCGCCCGGTATCGTCTCAATAATATTTTGTACAATCCAATTCTCCCGGTACAGGCTGGTCAGCATCTGGTAATTCTGGGTTGTGCGGGTTAGTGGGTACTGAGTGGCCTGCAGAAGGTCCTGTGTGCCATACCCCAGCCGCGCTATTGGATTAGAAAAGGCGTCCATCATGGTGACGGGCTCCTGCTTCGTGTCTGCCCGCACATGACGGGTGTTCCTGCGTTTTGACATGAATTATTTCTCCTTTCTAATGTGAATAATACATTTTATTACTCCGCCCACAATTCCAGCAGCTATAACCGTCACCGGATACACCCACAATGGAATTCCCTGTGCTTCTAACCATTTGTAAATTATGTATTCCATCATTGTATTCCTATCCTCCATTCTGGTAACTTCGTAAATATGTAATACCGTAGGGCATCCGGCCCATGGTCCAGTTGCTTCACCGGCTTCTCCTCACCACGTTCCCTGGCCTTGTCATCCCAGACATAAGACCGCAGCTCTGTAATCAGGCCAGTGCACCGCTCATGCACCCGTATCTTCCCCCGGTAAAACATGGATGATACCGCTCTGATACCGTCCTCCACATCGTTCTCAGCCGGTTTCACGACATATCCCCGCCCGCGTAACTCTGTGATAAAGCTGGCCGCTGATGGGTCCGCTATGATATCAGCCATCAAATCAGGATTATTACCCATGAAATCGACCATATCATCACCATATTGACTGTCCGTTTTCTGGACCTTCTCCACACGGCTGTCCCATCGGTATTCACGGTCCACCCAGATGATGTCTCCATCGTCATAGATGTCCAGATATACACAGGGGTTAGTGGTCCCATAGTCCAGTGCAATTGTGCGGACGCTGAGATATTCCAGCCCTTTGGGACGGGTTTCGTCACTGTATAGGTTGGCCGTTGTGAACATGGTATATATCAGTCCCTCGGCAACCGCCCAGAGTCCTTTTATATATCGCAGGAAAAACACGCCGGTGTACATGCTCCGGTATCTCTTCTTTATCTCCTCATCCAGGGATAGGTTATCATCCATGGTAAAATGAAGGTATAGAAGCCGCTTAACTTCCTGTCCCTTTTGCTGCAGCTCCACTGCTTTCCATTTCCCGATGAATCCAATTGCCCTGTCAATCCATCCAACCTTAAACCAATGCATCGGCCCGGATGGATTACAGTTAAACCAGAATTTACTTCCGGTCACCGAACACCGGCCTGTGGCCTGGTTGACAAAGGACTCAGGCATCAAGGCCACCTCATCGAAAAAGGCACCGGCCGCAGTAATTCCTTGAACCAAATCCTGTGAGCCTTCGTCTTTCCCTCCAAAAATATAAAAGTAGTTCGTGACCCCGTTTCGGGTGACTTCCAGCATATTATTAAATTCACCCGACAAATGGTGTATGCATCTGTATCCCCGGCTCCGCAGCATGGTCTTAAGATTAGTCAGTACATTACGCTGGAAGGAACTGATTGTCTTGCCAGCCATGATTAAGTTCTGGCCGTCAAACGATTCCATGGCCCAGAATACGAATGCCAAGGACATGGCAACTGTTTTTCCGGAACGGATGGCTCCGTCCGCTATGATACCGTCATAATCCTTCACAGGGCTGTTGTCCATCCACCAATTGAGGACCATCCTCTGTTTCTTTGAGAACGGCTTGAACTTAAATATTGGCCGTTTCTTCATCTTCATCGGACCAGCCCTCCTCCATATCATCGTCAGCCCAGTCATCCTCAACAGTACTTTTCAATGCGTCCAGGAACCCATCATCTTCCTGATCTTCCTCGTCATCAACACCCATCTTAGCCTTAGTGGCTGCCATACGCACCTTCTGCTCCTCCAGGTCCGTTTCTGATTTTGAGGTCTGTCCAAGGACATCCTTAATAGCTGTAAATGCTTTTACATTCCCGTTCATGGCCTCCCTGACCATGGCTGCACTGATGACCGTTTCAAGCTTACTGTCTAATCCTAATGCCTCCAAAATCGGGGTCCATTCCGGGATGTCCACCTCAGAGGTAAGGATGGCATTCATAGTTTGGCGAAGATTCGCTTTACGGCGCCTAGCTTCCCCCGACGCTTTTCCTGCCTTTGAGGCATTTCTTCGGCGTTCTTCTGGCGTCGAACTCCGATATTGCATTAGGTTACTTTTGTTAGCCATCACCTCACCTTCCTATCTGGCCATATTAAAATCATTAAAATCAAAAGAGCCACGAACCTATGACAGCCCGCAGCCCTGGAGAGTGCATCAGAAATTTTTAATAATTAGTTCTCTGTATCTTTTGCTCTGAGATTTGGCTGTCAGGTTATCCGGTCTCTCGGCTTCAACCATCGTATATCCTTCATACAATGTCCTTATCTCTGGGCAGTCATTATAAGACAGAATAAATCTCCCCTTTATGTTATCCAAGGCAGTCTTAAGCCTCGTGTGGTCCTCTGGCTGGAATCTATCAGGGTAATACCTTTCCGCATCATAATATGGCGGGTCCAAATAGAACAACGCACTGTCTCTGTCGTACGTTTTAAACAGGTGCTCAAAGTCCAGATGTTCAATAACAACTTGATTGAGCCTTACAGATGCCTCTCGCAGTAATTCAATTGCTTTAATCATATCTCTTCCATTTGCCCTGAACGAATGGCAGTTTGCCCCAAAACTTTCTCTGATTACTACCCAAAAATGTGCAGCTCTCTGAACATCAGTGAGTCCGCTTGTAACCCGGAGTGCATCAAAAAACTGTTCTCTGGACATCAATATCCAATCAAGCTCCTTTTGCAGCGCATCTGGGTGATATTTGACTATCCGGAACAGATTGACTAACTCCCCATTAATATCATTATATACCTCCATCTTTGCATGGCTCTCCTTGTAAAACAAAAGCCAGGCCGCGCCGCCGAATACCTCTATGTATCGGTCAAACGTGCCGGTCTCTGGGAACTGCTCCAGTATCGCCTTGCGCAGCAGCTTCTTGCCGCCAATCCAACTGATAAAACTATTCATATTGTCACCTTTCCTCCATGAAACATCCTGGCGGGAAAGTCCTGTCGGGTAAATGACCATAAAAAGAAAGCATCCAGCCATGACTGAATGCTTAAATAGCGAGAATGGGATTTGAACCCATGGCCTCCGGGTTATGGGCCCGGCGAGCTGCCAGACTGCTCTACCTCGCATCAGTACCGGCTCCTCGCCGGTATTGTCCAGTTTTAATCCCCGTGCGTGGGGTCCTAAAACCCGGAAAACATCTGTCCGTATGCCTTGGTCCGGTATGGCATAACCGGGTGCTGCACTCTGTCCGATTTTTGAAGCTATGAAGAGGCAGGAGAACGTCAGCTTCTAATTAGCTGCCAGGGTGTTACACCTGACAGCCAGTGGGGGATACAATCCATACCCGCCGTTAATACCGATTGCATGAAGGTTTCTGTGGCTCACAGTGTCCACGCTTTTGATAAGGCAGTAACATCACCTTGAAGTTGACTGCCAATCCCCGGCGGTTCATACATATTCCACATACTTGGGGATGGCCGCAGGCACTTGCCTTTTGGCCTAATTGTATTCTACAACGACATTTTCGACTAAAACGACCTTTTTACAATATCCCACATTTTTTTAAGTACTCATCACGAATATGAAGTCTTGGATATTCAGGGCTATTGGCATATCCCATTTTAATTGCAATCTTATCCCACTCCATAGTATCTCTGTAAAAGCTCTTAAAAGCGTACCTGGTCTGTCCATCCTCTATTGATTCTATCCACTGTTCCACCGCCTTTGATTTAGCCTTCTTGCTCTCCAAAGCTTCCATGCGCCGTTCATACAATTTCCAGTCAAATCCAACAACGCTCTGAGGTCGTGCCTGGCCTGTCCGATAATCAAATACAGTGCTATTTCCCAGTCCGTTATCTCCTTGTTTCATCTCCTCCAATTCAAGCTCCAGTATGGGAATAGTCCTCTTCTTTCTCATATCGCGGTATTCGTTAAGGAGAGCTCTGGTTATTTTCAAATTCATCGGTATCACCTCCTTTTCCGCTTATCCTTAGATACCACAATCGGTATCCTACCCAAATCGCGCCCGCATCCTTTCAATGTTTGCGTCACCCTATCCCACTCATTGACCTGTCCTGACGCGTTCCCGTCATCCACCCGTACAATCAGGTACCTCTTTTGGTACAGGATACCCACATCACTGTAATGCTCTATCCATGCATAAGTGGCTTAAGCGGCAAACCAACTCGGTCCATATCTCTCCCGTGTATCTGCCCTGGAGCCTCTGACTTACCTGTGGCCATCTCACGTATGTATTTGTGCGGAACATTACAATTCACTACATTCATTACAATCTCGGCCTTGGTACTCTCCTTCATCAGTTTATAAAAATCCGAAAAAGTCACTTCTACTCTGTCCTCTTTTGCAAATGCATCAGCTATTCCCATCTATTTACCGTCCTTTCTTCTCCAAATTTCAGTTTAGATGAATAACCTTATCAATTTTATACAGAGAAAAAGCACATCCATTTACTACAATTTCTCCAGAGTCAACACGCATATCTTGCAGTATCCCACCATAATGAGTACCATCATGGAAAACCACATCTATTTCGTCACCAATCTTGTAAAATTCTGTATCATATTCAAAACCCCAAAATACATCCATATTCCACTTTCCTTCCTCCGGTTCTACCGGAAATGCTAATTTTCCGTATTAAATACTTTAAAGCAATCACTCATCTTTATAGTTGCATTAGTTTTATAAAAATCTTTTGAAATATCACAACTCTGAATTTCATAAATTTTTCCCATAAAAAGTACTTTGTCTTGAAAACACAGAGGAATCACCCCATATTTTTTTAGGATTTTATGTGCAATTTTTAATAATAATTTCCGCAATTTTATCACTCTTTCCATGTTTTATTAAAATATCAATATCGCGGAGTTTTGCGCCTTGCACTGTCGGGAGTCGAACCCGGCAGTTCAGGGACTCGGACCCCTCTGCACTCCGCTGAATGCCCTGCACCCCTAGAACTTACGTTGCCGATTGCTATGCCGGCGCCGCTGCATCCTGCCCCGCTTCGGCTCCTGCCTCCCGCAGCGTCTCCGGTCTATACGGTTCCGGCAACGTCATCCAAGCAATGATATCATCATGAGTAATCCCCGCTGGAGTTATGTGCCAACTTTGTCCATTAGTACCATACCAAGCTACCAAAATCCACCCATTACCCGTACATACCAAGACATCCTCACCGCCTTCTGGCAACCGCTCCACCACCGGAATCCAACCGGCCAGCATCTTTCTGCCCAGAATCTCCTCCGACGTCAGGCCGATATCCTCGTAGGCTTTCAGTTTTTCTTTCTGCTGCAGTATAATCTCCTTTGCCCGCTGCAGTACCGACAACGTAAAAGTATTATCCCGTTCGGCATTGGATTTTATCGCGGCGTCCAGCTCTATTATGTCTTTTTCAAAATCTCTCTCCATCCAGGCTCCTTCCTCCGGTTCTCCCAGAAATCCTAATATTGCTTATTTCAGTTTAGCAGATTAGGGCTATCATAAATATTCCCCATAATAACAAGTTCTTCACAACAAGACAAATAATCATAATTTGTTCCATATTGGTCTTTTCCATTTGTCCCCTTAAAATTCAGCTCTGAGTCATCCCAAATAATCTTTCTAACATTGACTTGTCCATCATAGACACATTCGACAATGTCACCTTCCCATATCTTTAAACCGTTTTTATCAGTTAATCCGGTATACTGGCAGATGGTGGACGGTTCTATCTCAATCCATTCGCCATATCTTTCATCATATCCATGATACAGAGCATCACTGTTAAATATCGGAAGGATATAATGACATTTACGACAGAGTACATAATACCCTTCCACCCATTCGCCATTATCACGGCCCTTTGCTTTAAATAATATTTCTCTCACTTTATAGCTCCTTTCGTTTAATTGGTTAAATGCTAATTATCCTTAAAAATCTCCTCAACTGCATCTTTGTCATCTTGATCCTGTTTGGATATTTGGTAACACGCATCACACAGTATCAAACCACCATGTATATCTGTTCTCTCACAGCAATCACCACTGCCGCATATCTCGCAAAAAAACATAATACTCCTTTCACCGGTTTTCCCGGAAATACTAATTAAACAAACTCAGTTGTTGATATCCCATCTTGCTTACCCTGAAACAGATAGCCAGATTCCTACACTTTCTATTCCGCCGCCCTTCTTCTCCAGGACGGGTGTGTCACGGGGTTATAATCCATCGGTTTGACCTCCTCCCGAAAATGCTAATTGTCCTGACATATCCACCCATGTTATCGCTACTTTTCCAGACAATCTTGTCTATACTGAAAACATAATATTCAACTCCTGGCTCCGCTCCCCACTCTGGCTTACCTGTTTTAATATCTACTTTGCATAATGCGATAAATGCAGGAACGCTACTCCCATACCCATTGCGAAATTCTACATTTTGATAATCTTCTCCGCAAGGGATTCCAGAATAAGGATAACAGGAAAATTCTTTCCTAATCCTGCTTTTGTAATATGGCTTCAGCTCCCGGTATTCTTCCTTTTTCTCGCCGGATAAAATCATATCAAACCATTTTTTCTTTATAGGCAAAACAAGCATATTTACTCGCTTCCTTTCGATGTAAAAGCTTAATTCTGTGTGTGTATTGGTTCATAAAATTCTTCTATCTGACTTTTTTCTTTTTCAGCATTCCAAAGCTTTGCATACATTTCTGGAGTGATTTCATGCTGAACAAGCGTAATAATCGCTTTCATAATCTTTTGGTCTTTCAAAAGCTCCATATATACCTCCAAACCCTAAGTTGGCGGCGGCCGGAGTCGAACCGGCACCCTCTTACTTTCCACCATGGTCTGTCCGGGGAGTTGAACCCCGCCCTGTGTACCACACACCGCCACTAAACCTTAATTTTCCCGTCTATTCCAAGCCTCTACTGCCGCCTTAATTGTAGGTTTATAGCCTGTTGAAGCACCGCACCCGCCATCATTTCTATTA